TTATTTTGATTATTATTTTGATTATTATTTTGATTATTATTTTGATTATTATTAGGATTATTATTTTGATTATTATTTTGATTATTATTTTGATTATTATTTTGATTATTATTAGGATTATTTTTTCGATCTAGCATTTTATTATATGCATCACGTCTTTTATTTACATTATCTTTGCATACATTATCATCTGATTTACACTGTTCTTCCATACTTTTAAAAGGATTGTTATTAATTAAATTTTCATCACTAAAATCATCATTATTATTATGATTATTATTTTTATTTAAATCTTCTTCATTATATAATTCATCATCATGATGATCATCTACTTGATTATTAGGTGAACTATTTGATGGTGGACTATTAGTTGGACTATTTGATGGTGGACTATTAGTTGGACTAACTGATGGTGGACTATTAGTTGGACTATTTGATGGTGGACTATTAGTTGGACTATTTGATGGTGGACTATTTGGTCCATTAATTTGAGCATCCCAACATGTAGTATAATACTCGCCAGGATTTAATTCCCATGTCCATTTAAATGAATATATTCCAGAAGGTATATTATTTTCTAAGTTAAAACATACATAACATGGAGTTTTGTCATTATTTTGACAAAATCCAGGACAATTTTGAAATCCTTTATAATCTACAGTTCCAAATTGATGTTGGCCATTTTTATGTTCATAATTTATATCAAAATTATCTGAATTACTTTGAGCAGATCGTGATATAAATAATCCATTATCAGGGATAAATGGGTTATTATTACAATATTCAGCCACATGATTTTTAGAAGGATATATTAAACATACTTCTTGCCCAGATACATAATTTGCAATTTTTAAATTATAATTTGAATTTTTTGGATTTCGACATCCTTGTGATCTAAATTCATATCCAGTATCATACCCAAATCCTTTAGTTAAATCACTATTATATTGTGATTCAAAATCTCTAGGAAATCCTGAACATTTATTAATATCATAATTAATTGGTTGATTATTATTTACTTTATAATCGGTACATGATACCCATGAGTGAGAATTTACAAAATGATTTGAATTTATTAATAATACAATACTTAAATAAAATGATTTAAAAGTCATAATTAAATAGAAATTCTTGATAAATGTTTTTTTTAATTAATTAAATGATTAGGTGTGTATATTAAAAAAGAATATAATTTCTTAATTAAATAAATAATTATTTATTAATTATATTTAAAGATGGATAATATTGAAAATCAATTAAATCAGTTTCAAAATAAAAGCAATGCTGAAATAGAAGCCGAATTACAAAAAGCATATAAAAATGCTGAACAATTTTCATTAATACCTTTATTAAAATTAATTTATAAAACTACTAAAATTGATTTATATAAAGATTTTAAATTAAAACATAAATTATCTTCAAAGGATAGTATTGAATTAAAAGGTGGTGAAATTTTATTAACTAAGGATAATAAAAAAATTAAAGTATATTTAGATTTAGTAGATAAAAATTACAATTTATCAAATTCAATTAATAATTGTAATTTATTATCTGAAAATGTATATGATTTAAATAAAGAACCTAATGAACCATTAAAAAAACAAATTATTTATATAATTACTTTATTAACACAATCAATTAAAATTGTATTTGATAATTTAAAAAATAAATATAAAGAATTAACTGAATATAATTTAACTTTATCTGAAAATACTACAATATATTTAGATTATGAATTAGAACAAAGAATTGGTGTTCAATTTACAGAAGTTATTGAATAGATAATAATTTATTAAATTTAACAAAATATTGCCAAGGTCTATATATATTAGATCCTAATTTAAATTTATCAATTTTATCATCAATAAATATACCATCATAATAAATATTTTTAAATTGAATATTAATTTTTTTTGTTCTAATAATATTATAAATAAATGTTTGATATATTTTTGAATCATAATTTTTATCAAATAATTGTAAACTAATTAAATTTAATAATAAAAATCTAATAATTACTAATTGATGTGGTATTTTAATATTTTTATATTCATAAACTATAGGAATTAATTCATAACTAGTAGAATTAAAAAATGTTGCTATATTATAAATTTTATTTGTATTATTATCAATAACCTTTATAATATATTTTTTTAATCTAAAATCATTATAAATATAAAATGATGATTTTTTAATTGTTATTTCATATTTAGATAATATATTATTTTTTTTTATAATATTGTCAATTAATGTAATAATAGGTTTTAAATTAGTTTCTAAATTATCTAAAATAAAATATAAATTATTAAGATTATCTAATTTAAAATTAGATAAAAAATCAATAGCATTAATATCTAATAAAATTAAATTTAAATTTAAATTATCATTTAATAAATGGTTAAATAATAAATCAGTTATTTTATATTTTACTGGATTATTTTTATTTTGATTTTTATAATATATATGATTATTTTCTAAATTATTTATTAATTTATGATATATATAAGTTAAATCATATCCTTTAATCGGTGTTTCTTTTAATTTATTATAATTATTAAAATCATTATAATTATATTCTAAATATTTTAAAAAATTAGTAGGATGAGATAATTTATGTACTACATGAAATAATTCAATATAATTAGGTAAATATAATAAATCATTATTTGATAAAAAATCTAATTTATTAATAATTTTATATTCATGTTCAAATAATAAATAAAAATTTATTATTCTCATATTATCAATACTAATAGTAATTTCTTTATCAAATACATAAGAATTTAAATAAGTATATTTAGTATAATTATTATATATTTCATTTACTAAATTAATAGCATCTTTTTTAGGATTATAAGAAAATAATATAAAATTAAAATCATTATTAATATCATGTAATTTATACTCAAATTTATTAATATTTGCTATATTATAATTATAATTAGATATTATAATATTATTTTTTTTACAAAAATTAAATATAATATTATATAATTTATTTAGATCATTTTTATAATTTAATATCTTATAATTTGAATTTGTTAATAAATTTTCCATATTTAATATAAATATATTATTATAAAAAAATAAAATCTATTTTAATATATAATATAAAATATAATTTTGGTAATATATCAAAAAAATCATCAAAATGAGAACTGTACCTAAAAGAGTTCAAAATGCATATTTTCAATTAAAAAAATCTAGAATTATCGTAAAAAATGAATTTGATAATGAAGCTATTGAACATTTTGAAAAAATATTAAATTCTAGTTTACCAGTTACAGAATATGAATATAATATATATTATTTAATTAAAGATATGTATTATAATGATAAAAATAAATTTATAAATTATATAAATAATTCAAACCTTGAATGTTTAATTCTTTATACAGATAATAAAAGAATAATTAACCATTTTAAAGTAATATATAAATTATATATTAATTGGAATAAAGATGAAAAAAAATATATAGTTGAAAAATATGATAGATTAAATAATACTAAAAAAATAATTGAAGATTATGAAGAAATAAATAATACAAATGTATAATATTTATTTTTTATTTTTTATTTAAATAAATATTATATTAAATAATAACACATAAAAATAATTATGGACAATTCTAAAAATAATAAAAAAGAAAATTCTAATAAAAATGAAAATACTAAAAAATTTTTAGATAATCATTTATTAGAATTAGAAGGTGAATATAATACTTTATTTAATCGTATGAATAAAAGAAGACAAGAATTAAATGAAGAACAATTGAATAATAAAAAAAGTAAAAATGAATCTTAAATAATAGTTATATTTAATAAATACTATTTTTTTTTAATAAAATATAATTAAAATTGAATTAAATATATATTTATATATATAAGAAATATAGTTAAAAATTAGAAGAATGGAATCAATAAATGGTCTTAATTCTAATGATTTAATTGCAATTTTAGATTCAGTATTAAATAAAAAAAAAGGATTAATTGAACATCATATTGATTCTATTAATAAATTTAATGAATCTGGAATTAAACAAATTATGGTTAATGGATTTAATATCCAAGTTGAATTAAATAATGAACGTAATCAAACAGATGAAGATAAAGAAATTATTAAATATTTAATGAAAGCTAATATTACAGATGTAAGATTAACTAATCCAGTAACTATAAATTATGATACACAAAAACCTCAAATATTATATCCTAATGAAGCACATATCAAAGATTTAACATATAGTAGTCCAATGTATATAGATGCAGATGTTGTTTGCACAGCCTATAAAAAAGATGGAACTGAAGAAATTAAAAAAGAACAAATTAAAAATTATCGTTTAGGTTCAATACCAATTATGGTAGGATCTAAATTATGTAATACATATAATAAATCAAGAGATACTTTACTTGGATTAAATGAAGATCCTACAGATCTTGGAGGTTATTTTATCATTAAGAGTAATGAATGGATTATTGATAATATTGAATCAATGACATTTAATTCATCTCGTGAATTTAAAAATGTTGGACATAAAAATGAATTAGCACGTGGTGATATTATTTCAAAACCAGGTGATAATTTTGAAAATTCTTCTATTTTAATTACTAAATTATTAAATAATGATAATATTGTATTTGAAATTACAAATAATAAATTTAGAGATATTTCTATACCATTTTATGTATTATTTAGAGCATTTGGGATTTGTTCAGATAAAGAAATTATTGAACATATTACATATTCATTAGATGAAGGTGATCCAAAAATTAAAACAATGTTAAATATTTTAGAAAAAGCATTTTTATCTAAATATACACCAATTAATGATGCATATAAAATTACAAATCAAGTTGAAATTATAGAATTAATTGGTAGACATATTAATGAATTTTATTTATCTAACTTAACAACAGCAAATAAAAATAATGATAATACACGTAAATATAATATTAATAATGTATTACAAATTTTAGATAAAGATATTTTACCACATATTGGATTAACAAGTGAAGATAGATATAAAAAAGTAAGATTTTTAGGATATCTAATTCATAGATTATTATTAGTTTATATGGATATTATTCCATCAACTGATAGAGATTCATATAAAAATAAAAGAATTAATCCAGCTGGTGTATCATATGCTAAAGTATTTAAAACAAATTTTAACTTTGCTATTGTACAACAATTAAGAAGACAATTTACAAAAGATTTAAAATCTACAACATTTTCTAATCTTAATTTAAAACATAGTTTTGAAACTGCAATTTATGGTCATGAATTTGAAAGAGCTTTAATTCAGGCAATTATTACAGGAGATAAAACTATTAATATTAATAGAAAGGCTGTACAAAATAGATTATCATCACAACAATTACATAGAAAAAATCAAATTAATGTTATTAGTGCTTTAAGAAATATTAATACAACTAATACTTCAAGTGCTAAACAATCATCAAGAGCAAATGAAATGCGTCGTTTTCATTCATCTATGATTGGTTATGTATGTTGTGTACAATCTGCAGATACTGGTGAAAAAGTCGGTATGCAAAAACAAATGGCTATTAGTTCAAAAATTTGCTTAGGTTCATCTTCAGAAATTTTAAAAAAAATCATTCTAGAAGATCCTGAGTTAATTTTGTTAGATAATAAACTTTCTAATTTAGAAATTTATAATAAACAATTAACTAAAGTCTTTATTAATGGTGATTGGATTGGATGTTGTTCTAATTATTCATCATTTATGAATAAATATAAAAATAAAAGAAGAAAAAATGAAATTCATTATTTAACAACTATTGCATTTGATGTATTAACTAATGAACTATATTTTTGGGTTGATATTGGAAGAATAGTTCGACCTTTAATTATTGTATATAATAATGAAGAAGAATTTTATAAATCTAATAAAAAAATTACATTTCAACAATATATTAAATTAACTAAACAACATATTATTAATTTAAATGCTGGAATTATTAATTATGAAAATTTATTAGATGAACAAATTATAGAATTTGTTTCACCTGAGGAACAACAAAATTGTTTAATTGCTAAAGATATTGAAACATTAAATAGATCAATTAATGATCCTTTAATTAGATATACACATTTAGATATTCCTCAATCTATTATTGGAATTCCTGGATTAACTAGTCCATTTTCAAATCATAATCAAGCTGCACGTGTAGTTTTTCAAACTAATCAGGTAAAGCAAACTTGTGGTATTCCATGTTTAAATTTTCCATATAAATCATATAAG